GGGAACGCTAGCTATCAACTAGCACCTATGCCCACTGCTGCAATATGCTTACCGCTCCTAGGTACTGGAGCTATTTTGTGGACATGGAAGACTGCAGACATGCGAGCTGTCGCCTCTGCAGTATTGGAGAGCACACAAGTACATATGGTAATTGAATCAGATGTGGTTGTTGATGCTCTTCAAAGCGCGAGTGTACCGGAACCCTCTTTGGTTTCCGGCCATACTCACCCCACCGCTGCCGGCTTGAGAACCGCTGCCCGACAATATGCCGATTTAGTTGCATTAAAGGCAGGAGCAGAACTTTACTCTATTGAGATGTCAAAATCTGATCAGAGGAAAGGAATGCGAGGATCTCGTCAGTGGCGATGGAACAAGGATACGAAAGCTGATAACCGGTTGGATCCGATCAGGCCCAATGATTTTGCATGGATTTGCGATGTTGATTATTATATTGACATGCCAGCATTAATTGCAGATGAACCTAGGCCTTATTTGATGTATACCGTGGTACCAGAAGTTGCGGCTACAGGTGGCTGTGATGACACTGCTTTCTGCTTTAACGAGCAGGGTGAGCTTGTGTCTGACGTCACCGGATCTGGTCACTATCAACACCCATTATGGGATTATGGTAGTGATTCCACCAGAGCCACTGCAACTTGGTATGGGATTCCATATAAGACAACAACCTATGCAATCGAGCGCAAGCAGGTTGCTAAACACCGTCAGGTTGTCGCTTTGGTCCCACTACGTCAGTTTGGTTTCTTGGGTACCATTTTTGCAAGATGGTTGTTGGATGAAACACCATTGAGACGTCTAAACCCCGTAGTAGTTGGGAAAGACGGATCAAAGTTTGTAACATTCACCGTCATGAAGGATGGCGTCAAGCACATTAGTGTTGCCAGACCCTCCTCGTATGTGTCTGCGACGGTCTCTTGCGAAATTTCTGACACAATAGCTGGTGTTGCTAGGCTGTGTACAACGAATTTGATGTTACCAACCGTCGAGAGCCATCTCCCAAAGGATTTGGCTCGCGGTCAAGCGGTTGTGCTCACTGAATATCATCGTGCACAGTGTCCTGGCCCAGAACATTGTGTCTTCCCTGTAGCTGATGCAGTACGTGATTACTCTTTCTCAAAGAAGTATGATCAGAATGCAAAAGTCAAGCTGCAGGCTTTCATGAACCCCTTGGTGCATGCTGCCTATTGTCCTGTCAATGAACAGGCTTCAGAAGAGCGTGCAAAACAAGGGAGAATTGAAAACTTGAAACAACAGGAACCCAAATACCACCCTTTTAGGGAACAATGTATCCGTGAGTTCGCCAACTTCGTTGTTGGCGGGTGTCGCTTAGCTCCCGTTCAGTATGAGACCATAGAGTCTAAACAAATCGGTGCTGCCCAACGTGTGTCGCTTAGAAAGGCCACAGTACAGGGAAGAATGGACAAACGCATAGCAAAGTGCTTTATTAAGGCAGAAGCTTATGCTGGACCCAAGGATCCACGAATCATCACTACTTTTGATGATAAGGTGAAACTTGGAATTGGACACTTCACTCTGGCTCTAGCAGAACACTGTAAGCGTTTCCCGTGGTACGGTCCAGGGAAAACACCCTTAGAAATTGCCAATCGTGTTGGTGAGATCTGTAGGGCTTCAGAGTTCGTAAACCTTTCTGACTATCACAGAATGGACGGCACGATCACTGAAACTCTAAGGGGTGTGGACCGGGCAATCTTCATGATGGCCTTTGAGGATTACCGCACCGAACTGAATGAGTTGTTAAAACTTGGCTATAATAATATTGCTTACCTCCCACATGGAACCAAGTTTGAACAAGGAACTAGTCAGGGGTCTGGAAACCCTGACACTAGCGTCGCGCAAACCTTGCGAGCAGCCTTTACCTCGTACCTCGCCTACCGCAACGTCATCACCCCGACGGGTTGCAAGCTCAGCCCATCGCAAGCTTTCTCAGCACTGGGATTGCATAACGGTGACGATGGCATCGATGGTGACCTACCCCAACGAAATTTCGTATGGGCATCAGGAAAAGTTGGACTGCGTTTGGAGGCCTCTATATTACAAAGAGGCGATAGAGGAGTCAATTTCTTGGCACGCATCTATTCACCGGAAGTCTGGAACGGAAGTGTTGATAGTATGTGTGACATCAAGAGACAACTCTCCAAGTTCCATACAACGGTCCGCTTACCTGATAACGTCCCACCTGAAGCAAAGCTGGTTGAAAAGGCCCGCGCATGGCTGGCTACAGATCGTAATACCCCAATCATCGGAACGCTCTGCCAGCGTGTTATACGATTGTCAAACACGCTGTCTATGCTGCACCTTAAGCGGACCCCTCCATTACCTGGAGTCGCTCATTGGTGGAGTAAGTTCGACACCAGTGTCCAGTTTCCCAACGAAAACACTGGAGGATGGATGGATTTCGAGCTTGATCATTTGCTCCCGGGCTTCGACCGAGCCATTTTCGATAAATGGCTGGTTACCACCCGGACACTCCCGCAAATTATTAAAGCTCCATTATGTGTCGAGCCCCGAGAAACACCACCAACAATCGTTGATATCGTTGTTGATGGCGCGACTCTACATGCACGAGAAAATGTTGAGGAACAAGAGGAGGCTGGAGTTTCTCCAGTCAAAGAGGCACCTCGCAAACCTGAGAAGAAGCGATCAAGACGCAAAATACGCTCCTCTCAAACCAAGCAAAGGAAGAAGAATTAGTACTCCTTCTTGGTCTAGCTGACAAGCTAGTAACGGAC